TAGCCGCAACCAACTATGCACCAAGTCATAACAGACCATATGGAAGTGGTGCTATATTAACAGACTATTCAAACCCTACTTCAACAGCAGGATATATACAAGGCACAGACCACGGTTCATCAAGTACCAGTATGCCTATTCCAGCAGAACACGTTGTACACCTAAGTTTAGCAGAAGGTATGGAACCCACTTGGCCCTTTGGTAGCAGTATATTAGATCCTGTGTTCAAAGTGTTTAAGCAGAAAGAATTATTAGAAGACAGTATTATTATTTACAGAGTACATAGAGCACCAGAAAGACGTGTGTTCTTTATTGACGTAGGTAATATGCCTCCTCACAAAGCACAGCAGTATTTGGAAAAAGTAAGATACGAAGTGCAACAAAAACGTATACCAAGCAAAAACAGTCAAGGCGGCAACGTAGTAGACAGCAGTTACAATCCAATGAGTATGTTGGAAGATTATTTCTTTGCCACAACAGCAGAAGGTAGAGGTAGTAAAGTAGACACACTACCAGGTGGAGACAACTTAGGTGAGATTGACGACTTAAAATACTTCAACAACAAACTGTTAAGAGGTTTAAGAATACCAACAAGTTATTTGCCAACAGGACCAGATGATGGAACAGGCACATACAACGATGGTAAAGTAGGTGTAGCATATATACAAGAATATAGATTTACAAAATACTGTCAACGATTACAGAACACTATTATAAGAGAAATTGACAGAGAGTTCAAAAGATATTTAAAGCACAGTGGCTTTGAAATTGATGCAGGATTGTTTAGTATTGGATTTGCTGATGCTCAAAACTTTGCCAGTTACAGGGATTTAGAAATAGATACTGCAAGGGCACAGGTGTTTGGACAGTTAGAAGGCATACCATACCTAAGTACACAATTCAAACTCAAGAAGTATTTGGGTTTAAGTGAAAAAGAAATACTAGAGAATGAAAAGCATTGGAGAGAAGAAAACGGTGAAGATTATATTGCTCCAGACGGAGATAATTTAAGACAAGTAGGAGTAACACCGCAGACAACTAGCGGCTTAACTCCTGAATTAGGACCAGATTTAGCACCGGACGAAGGCGCACCTATAGATCCATTAGCACCGGGCGGAGACATAAATACTACTGAACCAGGAACAGAACCAGGAATATAAATGAGATTAAACGAGTTTTACAATCCAGACGCAGATTCGATAAATAAGTATGACTTAGACGACACTAGAAAGCCTAAGTTAAGTTTAGAGAATTTGAACAAATTGAAAAGGATTAAACTTTACAAAAAGAGTGAAACGGAATCTCGTAAAGAGTTTGTTCAAAAGATTTACAAGAAACAAGACCCCAACGCAGGCGGAATGGGCGGCGGTCTAATTTAACAGAATTTCGTTAGAAAAACCCTTTTCTACGAAAAAACACCTAAAATAGTTCAAAAACACACTATTTAACTATAAAAACAGTATAGAACATTAAATACTATTAGATGCTAGTGAATCAGTATGATTTGTGTCATACTTGCCTAGCACCAGAATATTAACAAATGGAGAGGCTACGATGTCAGATAAAACAAAACTAGAACAAGTTTTAGAGCATCTTCTTGCCGACGAACAGGACAAAGCAAAAGACTTAATTCACGATTTTATGGTGGAAAAGGCTCGCGATGTTTATGAAAGTCTATTAGATGAAGAAGAGGCTGTAGAAGAAGAAACAGTAGAAGAAGCAGAAGAATCTGAAGAAGAGGCAGTTGAAGAGGCTGAAGAATCTGAAGAAGAGGCTGTAGAAGAAACAGTAGGTGGAGCGGAAAGCGAAGACTTACTTGACGAAATCGAACAAGAGATTGACCAAGAAGAATCAAGTATCGAAGAAGTCGAAGGCGATGATATGGAAATGGATATGGAACCTGAAATGGATGGCGAAGAGTCAGACGAAGAAGGCGAAGAAGAAATTGAAGACAGAGTCGACGATATTGAAGACCAACTAGATGATTTAAGAGCAGAGTTTGAAAAACTTATGTCAGATGATGACGAAGCGGAAGAAGAAGTTGAAGATTCAGAAGATGAATTAGAAGCAGAACTAGGTTTCGAATCTGAAGAAAGTGAAGACGAAGCGATTGAAGAAGCAACTAAACTTCAAGACGATAAGGCTTCATTGGTTAAGAGCAAAGAAGCACAAAGTGGCGGTAAAAGTCCTTTGAGTTCTAAGCCAAAACAAACATTTGATGCAGGCGCATCAGCAAAAGACAACGTATCACACGGTGGCGAAGAAAGTGTTAAAGGCGAAAGTGCCAAAGACCATACACCAAGTGATAACATTGGAGAAGAACCAAAAGCCGCACCAGCACCTAAAGGTGACGAAAGTGACGGTGGAAAAAGTCCTATCAGTGGATAAGACTTTATAATAAAAAGGTAGAATACAATGACTAGAAAATTATACGAATATTACTCACACGATAAGGCTAACTTGTTAGTGGAAAGTAGTGCAGACGGTAAAGATTTAGTTATGAGTGGTCTTTTTATTCAAGGAGACGTAAAAAATCAAAATGGTAGGGTTTACCCTACCAATGAGATTGCAAGAGCCGTAAAAAGCATTCAAGACCGTTTAGATGAAGGCGAAACTGTTTTGGGAGAGTTAGATCATCCAGAAGAGTTACAAATAAATTTAGACAGATGTAGTCATATGATTACAAATATGGAAATGCAAGACGCAAACGGCTATGGTAAATTAAAACTCTTAGATACGCCTATGGGTAATATTGCTAAAACACTACTTACGAGTGGTGCTAAGTTAGGAGTATCTAGTAGGGGTAGCGGTAATGTAAACGAGTCGGGACGTGTGTCTGACTTTGATATAGTTACCGTAGACATCGTAGCACAACCAAGTGCCCCTGATGCCTACCCTAAGGCAATAAGAGAAAGTTTATTTAATATGCAAGGTGGTGGAGTAATACACGATATCGCCGAAGCAGTAACACACGATAAAGGCGCACAAAAACATTTATCACGAGAAATATTAAATTTTATTCGTGAACTTAATCTGAAATAGGAGAGAGCATATGGCGACAACATTTAATGACCTATTAGAATCAAGCACATTGTCTGAAGAGGCAAGAGGCGAGATTCAATCGGCGTGGAATGCTCAACTAAGCGAAGCACGTGATGACATCACAGCAGAGTTAAGGGAAGAGTTCGCTCAACGATTTGAACACGATAAAGGACAAATAGTTGAAGCAATGGACACATTTATTTCCGAGGCACTAGCAGAAGAAATCAAAGAATTCGCACAGGACAAACAAGCACTAGTAAGCGACAGAGTCAAATATAAAGAGTCTATCGATGCACATAGCAAATTACTAGACAAGTTTGTTACAGAAACATTAGCAAATGAAATCAAAGAGTTAAAAGCAGACAGAGATTCGCATAAAGCAAATATCGGTAAGTTAGAAAACTTTGTAATTGAACAAGTTGCTGATGAGATTTCAGAGTTTCATAAGGACAAACAGGAGTTAGTTGAGAAGAAAGTTCAATTGATTGCTGAAGGTCGTAAGAAACTTGCAGAATCTAAAGAGCAGTTCATTAAGAAAGCGGCTGGAAAAGTTGAATCAAGTATTACTAAAATCATTAATAGTGAGATTGGTCAGTACAGAGACGACATTAAAGCGGCAAGGCAAAATGATTTTGGTAGAAGAATTTTTGAATCCGTAGCATCTGAGTATGCTTCATCTTACCTCAATGAAAATTCAGAAGTGAAGAAGATTAGAGAAGAGATGGCAGAAATGCAAACAGCAGTCAAAGACGCAAACGCGAAACTAGAAGAATCTACTAAGCAAGAAAAAGAAACTATCTCTAAGTTAAGAATTGCAGAAGATAAGTATCAACGCAACGAGACATTAAATAACTTAATGACTCCGCTTAATAAAGAGAAAAAAGAAATTATGGTTGAATTGTTAGAATCAGTTCAAACAAACAAATTAGAACAGGCTTTCAATAAGTACTTACCAAGTGTACTCAATGAGGACGCATCAGTAAGAACTGAAAAGAAAGCACTTAATGAATCAGTGAAAACTACAGAACACACTGGTAACAGGGTTGCACCTGCCAGCAATGAGCAAGAAGCAACTAACAATTCTGATGTCGTTGAAATTAACGAACTCAGAAAATTAGCAGGACTAAACTAAGGAGAAATATAATGGCAGAAGCATTATTTGAAAGCAATTGGTCCGCAACGAAAGACGCTCTTTTAGAGGGTTTAAATGGTAGCAAGAAGACGACTATGGAGACGATTTTAGAAAATTCTAAAGTTCAACTTCAAGAAGCGGCTTCTTCAGGTGCTACAATGGCGGGTAATATTGCAACATTAAACAAGGTTATGCTACCTTTAATCAGAAGGGTTTTACCTTCTTTGATTTCTAACGAATTGTTAGGGGTACAGCCAATGACCGGACCAGTAGGTCAAATTCACACATTAAGAGTAAGATACGCAGAAAGTGGCGGTGGAGCAAATGCAGGTGACGAAGCATTAAGTCCATTCAAACTAGCATCTACTTACGCAGGATCACCAGACGCAACAGCGGCGGCTGAGGGTTCAGTTGGTAGAAAAATGAGTGTTCAAATCTTAAAACAAACAGTTGAAGCGAAAACTAGACGTCTAAGTGCTAGATGGACTTTTGAGAGTGCTCAAGATGCCAATTCTATGCACGGTGTTGATGTTGAAGCAGAAATTATGCAGGCACTTGCACAAGAAATCGCGGTTGAAATCGACCAAGAAATGCTTGGCAACCTCAGATCTCTAGCACCAACAGTTGATACACTAGACTTTGATGCAAGTTCAGGAAACATTTCCGGAACTCCAGCATTCATCGGTGACAAGCACGCCGTACTAGCAATCGGAATCAACAGAGCGGCTAACTTAATTGCGGCAAGAACAAGAAGAGGCGCAGGTAACTATGTTGTTGTTTCACCAGAAGCATTAACAATTTTACAAAGTGCGACAACTTCTACTTTTGCAAGAACAACTGAAGGATCATTTGATGCACCTTCAAACAGCAAATTAGTTGGTACACTTAACGGTACTATTAAAGTATTCGTAGACCAATATCAAGCAGACGGTGGCTCTGTATTAGTTGGTTATAAAGGATCAAGCGAAACAGACGCACCTGCGTTCTATTGCCCATATATTCCTTTAATGAGTACAGGACCAGTTATGGATCCAAACAGTTTTGAACCAGTAGTTTCATTTATGACACGTTACGGTTACTTAGAACTTACTAACACAGCAAGTTCATTGGGTAATGCGGCTGACTATGTCGGTGAAATTGCACTTTCAAACGTATCATTCAAATAAGAATTTAATTCAAAACTTGAATACGAAAAAGCACTCCTCGGAGTGCTTTTTTTTGACTGTAAAAAATTTGCAACAATCTGATAAATACTTGTAATTAGGAGTTTCTTAAATGGCAGATAAATCAGTTTTTAATCCACAGGGGGATATAACATTCAATCCTCAAAATGGTACTTTCACAGTAGACGGTGCTTTAGTAGTTACAGGTTCTACAACATATCTTAACGATACAATTACACTTAATAGTGCAGACACTTATGCCATTAATGCAGACAATGATGCCGCAACAGGAACTCTAAGACTAGGAAACGCATCAAGCAACGCAGATATCAGTTATGGTGCTTCAGGAAATGTTATATTCGATAAACCAGTAGAAGGAAACTTTTATGTAGGCTCAGGACAAACTATTACTATTGACGGCGGTGGCTCTATTGGAGGCGGTGGCTTTACAGGTAACTTATCAGGTACAGCAACAAACGCCGGAGCATTAGTTAATGATAGAACTTTAACACTAACAGGCGACATTACAGGTAGTGTAGCATTAGGATTAAATGCTAACACATCAGCACCTAGTTTAACAGGCACATTAGCAACTGTGAACAGTAACGTAGGAAGTTTTGGCGATGGAGCAACTATACCAAACTTTACTGTAACAGGAAAAGGATTAGTAACAGCCGCAGGCGAAACAACAGTAAGTATTACAAGTTCACAAGTTAGTAATTTTGAAACAGCCGCAGAAGCATTGTTTAGTGTAACAAGTAATTCAGCAAGTGGTAACGGAGCATTATCATACAGCAATGGTGTATTTACATTTACACCTGCAAGTGTTCCAACAGCATTAAGTCAACTCACAGGCGACAGTGATAACATAAGTGAAGGTTCAACAAATTTATATTATACTGATGCTAGAGTTAGAGCGGCAGTAGATGCCGTTACTAGCGGAGACGGAAGTTTAACTTATAGTAGTTCAACAGGAGACTTTACATATACAGGTCCAAGTAATACTGATTATAGAGGTGCTGTTTCAGGCGGTACTGGTATTACTTACAGTAGTGGTACTGGAGTATTTACTACAGACGATACACATATTAGAACTCTTGTAAGTGCAACACTCGGTACAGCAGGCTATGTAGAAGCCACAGGTGTGTTTAGCCTACCAAGTACCACAGCACATATTTCAGAAGGCTCAAATTTATACTATACTGATACAAGAGCCAGGGCGGCAATTAGTGTTACTGATGCCGGCGGTTTAGGTTCACTAGCATATAGTTCAGGTGTAATAACTTACACAGGACCGAGCACTGGAGATATTACAGGACTTATTAGTGTAACTGACTCAGGAGGCGACGGGTCGTTGTCTTACAGTGGCGGTGTTATTACTTACACAGGACCAAGTGCCTCAGAAGTAAGAGCACATTTTACTGGTGGTACTGGAATAGACATATCAAGTGGTACAGTTGCAATAGATAGTACAGTAGTAACTAAAGCAGATGCTCAAACAATCAATGGCGATAAAACATTTACTGGTACAGTAGATTTAAGTGGAGCAACAGTTCCAGCATTTACTGTAACAGGTAACCTAGACGTAACAGGTACATTAAACTCAGTTACGCAAACAGATTTAATAGTTGAGAACGCAGACATCACTATGAACAGTGGTAACGTTGCTCAAGATTCACATTTAAAAGTAGACAGACCTAATCCATCAGCAGATGTTTATATTAAATGGGACGAAACAGCAGATAGATGGGAGTTCACAAATGATGGATCAACAGACTACCCATTAGCAAGAAATACAGATGATTTAGCAGAAGGCACAACAAATTTTTATTATACTGATACTAGAGTTGATACTAGAGTAACAGGAACAACATTGCCTAACTATACAGGCAATATGACCAACCTAAGCACAGTAGCAGTCAGTACTGAACTGCTTATTCCAAATGCAAACAGTTCAACAGACCGTGCTATATTCCTAAGTGGAGACCAAGTGTTTGTGGAAACGCCTGGTTCAGGTATAAGAGAACTTACACCTACTTCATCAGTGGGAGCAGTTGAACGAGCAAATGCTGGTGTAACTTATTCCTATGGTGGACTTCAAGGAAATGGTGAATCTTTACTAGCAGGACAAAGAGTTGTAGGTGTAGATTCATTCAACGGCATAAAAGGTATGGTAGGTGGAACAGGAATCACTTTAACATCCAATGCAACAACACTTGCTTTTGCTTTAGACTCAACAAGTATTGACCACGATGTTTTAACAAACTTTGTGGCAAACGAACACATTGACCACAGTGGTGTTACATTAACAGCAGGAACAGGTTTAACTGGCGGTGGTGATATTACTACTAGTAGAACATTTAATGTTGTAGGTGGAACAGGTATTACTGTAAATGCAAACAACATAGAAATCAATCAATCAGAAATCAGAGGACTGTTTAGTGCTAGTAGTAGTGGAGACGGTTCATTAAGTTACAGTAGTGGTACTGGAGTATTTACATACTCAGGTCCAGGAACAAGTGATTACAGAGCGGCAATTAGTGTAAGTGGAGATTTAACTTACAGCAGTGGCACAGGTGTTATTACATTTAGCGAAAGTGTTAATAGTGTAAACGGTTTAACAGGTGCAGTAAGTTTAAGCACAACCAACATTACAGAAGGAACAAATTTATATTATACAACTACTAGAGCAAACTCAGACTTCGATACAAGATTAGCAACAAAAGATACAGACAATGTAGCAGAAGGTTCGAATTTATATTTTACACAGGCTAGGGCAAGATTGGCAATAAGTGCCACATCTCCTTTGGCGTATGACAATAGCACAGGTGTATTAAGTTTAACAGAAGTAGGCGACATCAGTGAAGTTGTTGCAGGGTCTGGTTTAACAGGCGGAGCAACTAGCGGAAGTGCAACACTTAATGTAGTTGGTGGATATGGTATTACTGCAAACGCAAATGACATAGAACTAGCAAACGGCGATGTAAGAGCATTGTTTAGTGCTAGTGGCGATATAAGTTACGATAGCGGTACAGGTGAATTTAGTTTCACTAACGATGCTGGTGATATAGAAAGTGTTACAGCAGGAACAGGTCTTTCAGGAGGCGGTTCAAGTGGTGCAGTTACCTTAGCATTAGACTTTAGTGAACTTACAGATATGACTTCAGATATATCTGGTACAACAGAATTTATTTTACAAGACGGCACTACAGAAAGCAGGAAAGCCGCAAACGAAATTAATATTTCTGAATTCAGTAATGACGCAGGATTTACTACAAACGTAGGTGATATTACAAGTGTTGAAGTTTTAGCAGGTAACGGTTTAAGTGGCGGTGGCTCCGGAACAACAGGAGCATTTTCAACCACAGTAACATTTGACGGTGATGAACTTAGTAGTGGTACTAGCAGTAATGCAGATAAAATTATTGTTGTAGGCGATGATGCTATTTCTAGAAAGGTAGCCGCAAATGCAATTAACATTTCAAGATGGAATAATGATGCAAACTTTACAGATAACATAGGTGACATCACAGCCGTTGTTGCAGGAACAGGTTTAACAGGTGGTGCAACAAGTGGTAGTGCCACAATAGATATTGATACTACAACAGTATCCGCAGGAGCATATGGTGGTGCTGATGCAGTTGCAACATTCACAGTTAATGCTCAAGGACAATTAACAACAGCAGGTTCAAGTGCTATAGCAATAGCCAGTTCAGCAGTTAGTGGATTGGCAACATCAGCCACAACTGATACAACAAACGCAAGTAATATTGGATCAGGAACATTAGCAAGTGCTAGATTACCTGACTTAACCGTAGCAGACTTTAGTGGTGCGGCAATTCAAACAGGTGGCGAATCATTTAGTGATAGTGATACAGCATTAATGACAGCCGCCGCAGTACAAGATAAAATTACAAGTTATGGTTACACAACTAATGTAGGTGACATAACTGGAGTTACTGCTGGTAGTGGATTAACAGACGGTGGATCAAGTGGTGCAGTCACACTTAATGTTGGAGCAGGTACTCATATAACAGTAAATGCAAATGATATAGCCGTAGATGCCACAACAGCCGCAACGGCAAATAAGGTTGTTGCTAGAGATAGTAGCGGTGACATTTATGCTAATTTATTCCAAGGAACAGCAACCTCGGCTCGCTATGCGGATTTGGCTGAGAAGTATGAAGCAGATGCAGATTATGAACCAGGTACTGTTTTAGTTATAGGCGGAGAAAGTGAAGTTACTATATCAGATGAGGCAGGCAGTTACCAAGTAGTAGGTGTTGTTAGTACAGACCCAGCATACTTAATGAATTCAGAATCAAATGGTGTAGCAGTAGCATTACGTGGTAGAGTACCTTGTAAAGTAACTGGAAATGTAAACAAAGGCGATGTACTTATAGCAAGTGATACTCCAGGACACGCAATGGTTGGTGCATTAGCACATAGTCTTAGTCCGTTACAAATTATTGGTAGAGCATTAGAAAGCAAAACAGATGCACAACCAGGCATTATTGAAATCATAGTTTAATACTAATAAAATCTTTCAAGTAGATAAATATATACAAATGCTTCTATGTGTAGAATAGGTATTTGAAGCAGTACCTTAAAGAGTTCAAGC